ATAGCTTCCACGTAATGCTTAGCCAAGTTGCCGTACTGCTTTTCGATAAGGTCTCTTGTCCGCGATTCTGGAGTGTCCATGCCAAAGAGTCGAATTCTTTGGTTTGCTAATATTACATCAAACCCTAGGTTGATATCTACGTCCACTGTGTCTCCGTCTACTACTCGTCGTATCGTACATCTGTACTCGTACATAGCTTCCCTTCTTTCTGTTAGTTACTAATATTTTACTGGTACTCTCGGCGGGAGTCGAACCCACATGACCAAGGTCTACAGTTTTTAAGACTGCTGCGTATGCCGTTCCGCCACGAGAGCATTTTGTTGATTTCTATTTATTATACAATAAAAATGCAATTTTATAAGTTATTTTTGATTTATTACATATTTAGTAGTTAAGTAAGACTTTACAAGCCCGGACCGAACTATATCGGCTATACCAAATTCTATACTTTGAAACTCTTCCATTCTAGCAAGAATCTGCATAAAGTTCAAAATACCATCTCGTTCATTAGTTTCAGCTAAATCTGACTGGGATACATCACCACAAAAAACAATTTTGCTATCTTGACCTACGCGCGTAATAACTGAATCTAGCTCATGAAAATTCATGTTGCTAAACTCGTCTACAATGATAATACAATTATCTAATGTGATTCCCCGAAGATAGGAAGTGCTACAAAATTGAATTAAATCGCGATCTTTTAAATTTTGATACGCTGAATCTACTTGGTTTTGTGTGCCATCAAAAAGATCACTTACCATATTTCTATAAGGAATTTCGTATACTGCACTTTTTTCTTCTAAAGTACCCGGCAAAAATCCAACTTCTCTAGTTGGTACAAGAGATCTAATGATTACTATTCTATCGTATAGACTATTGCTAGAAAATAATTCTTTCAAAGACAGGTATAAAGAAATAAACGTCTTTCCAGTTCCGGCTGCACCATGTAAAACTAGATTGCTATCTTGTTCCCAAGCAATAAACACTTCTCGCTGAGTATCTGTTAAAGGCCTAATTCTTACTAAACCAAAGCTATTCTTTCCACGCTGTGACTGTGACTGTGACTGTGTTTGTTTACGTTTTTGAACATTTCTACCTCGTGACTTATTTGACAAAGGTTCCTCGTTCATCGCGTTTATTTTGAGTCTCCCCAGCAGGATTTGAACCTACAACACCAGAAGTAAAAAACTCCGTGCTTTATTTAATAACGTAACTATAGGGAGATTTTAATTGCGCGTAATTATTTATTTTACTTTTACGGTTGCTTTTACGGTTTGAGTAAAAGATCTGGGAGAACCTAGCTCATAAACTATAAGCGTTGTCTTGTCCTCATTTCTATATGTTTCAACTAAAAGTTTTTCAACTTCTTTTTCAGCCATTGCAGCAGTAGCTATAACTTCGTTACTCATTACTTCGCCAGTCTCTTTCTCTACAATTATAAAACTCATATGTCATCCTTTGTATTCAGTTTTTGATTGACTCGAAGTGATTTGAACCCTTGATATTCTGCTTAAAGAGGCAGATTTTGTAGTCCACTTAGTTACGAGTCAATATCACCAACAAAATTATTATACTCTATTTACTTAAGTTTTTGTAAATTAGGTTCATCCCTGCCAAAATTTTGGCAGCGACTTTCACCGGTAGGAATTTGGCATTTTGGGTGCTGACACATTAATTTTTTGGTTGAATTACTATGATCATCTAAAGCATGCCCGCAGTTTTTACACAGCACTTTTGGTTTCTTTTACCGATTGACATAAGGTTCGAAGAACACTAATAATAACAACCCTGGGAACTTCATATTTTTCTGTAACTTTTTCAAACATTGTACGATAGCGAGAAAAAATATCTAAAGCACCGTCCATTGAATCTGAATTTATATGTGTGTATGCATCTTCTTTTAAATATAACTCCATATCCGGCGGAAGCATTTCAAAAAATATCTGAGTTGGTTGTTCTGGACTGTTGGTTGCCACTAGATTGGACCTCCGTGCATCTCTAAGACCATCAGATATTAGAGGCTCTACTATGGACGACCATACAGTATCCATTTTTGTTTCTAATCGGTCAACTACAGTGCTTAGATGACTCATTGTTTTTCTTGTTGACATATCTCTGACTACAGCTATCATAAAAGCTAACACGGCTACGCCACCTTCGGCGGCTAGTACGGTTGTTGCTGCATCCATTTGAAGCATATTTTATTCAAATGCCTCTTGCTCAAGTTCATTCCAACCAAAGGCAAATCCGCAAATGTCACACGTACGACGATGTACTGGATACTGTCTAGTATTTAGCGTCTCGCGTGAAGCGTCAACGCAATGGCAGTTTGGACATTCAATTACAACAGGAACAGGCGCTGTGTTGAAAGCATCTTGCACCTCTTCTGGATTTGGAACAACAGGCTCTTGAAGCCGTTCAATAATTTCAATTTTTACAGCATCAGGATCATATCCTAAATACGCTGCTAACGTCAAACTCGAGTCTATTTTTTCAACTTCTGGTAGGTTTGGTGCGACAACTTGTTCTAGTATCGCTTGAGTTTCTACTGGTGCATCAATTGTTTCTAATAAATCTTCAGTTACCTGTGCAGTCTCTTCCAATATAATCTTTTTAATTGGAGAGACTTGAACAACTGGGGCTATTGGTGATATAGTTTGTAGAAACGTAGCCAATGCATCCTCATCTGCCTCTGCGAACCCCGCAGGATACAGTGTAGTCTCGTCTGTAACAGCCGACACTACCTTTTTTTCAATCTTTTTTTTATTTAAAGCCATAACTAGGCTCCTTTCTTACCTACCTGTAAATTGACCACGTACCTCAAATGTATAGCTAGCTGCATCTGAATCATCAGTAACAACCCAGGCTATGCGCAATGCACTACAAAATGGAACGCCTCTTACAGTTGCTTCAGCCAACACAGGTGTTCCTACCACATCATCTGTTAAACGAGCAACGGGTGTAACGTTCCCATCATTATATATATCTAGCACATATCTTTGCGCGGCGGCATTTCCATCATGTTGTGTAAAACGAGCTATTGTATCCCAAATGCCGCCGGGTAACTTTCGCTGAATAAAAACGTCTAGCTTATCATTTGCGGTTGATTCATCTACAGTAACATCTAACACTACTGTACCTTGCGAGTACAAAAACGCTTGTGGTAGTATACTGTCCCCAGAGCTCTGTCCTGACTCTGTTCTTGCTGCAGAAGCAGCAAAGACAATCTCTGTATTAATCATGTATAATCTCCCTTCTAAAAAAAATGGGGCGATTATGGCTCGCCCCGGGCCTTTTTTGTTTAGCTAATTATTTAGCTATTCATCATCTTCTATACACTAGTTAGCTTTGATTACCACAAAGTTCAAGGTAATTACATCTGCTGCCGAGCTACCACTCAGATTAGAAATACTAACCTGGAAACTGCCGGCAGCTACTGTAGTTACTGCTGCAAAGTACTCGCCCGGAGTTCCACCGGACTGAATGTTCAAAATAATGCAGTCATTAATAGATACTAAGGTATTCGTCACGACGAATGTAGTTTCAGCTGCGGCGGCCAAAGCTTCGTTATGCGTTACAATTTGACCAGCATAATTACTGTTTACAACAGTAGTCTGCTTGTTTGTGCCCTGCGTAACCGTGGCGTAGTCATTGACCGCCAAGGTACCGGCAGTAGCTATTACATCGCCCGCGGTTAATGTTACATCGCCGGCTGTAACAGTAATTCCACCGGCTGCTACTGAAATATCACCAGAACCAACCACCTGAGGGTTAATTACTAGGTTTGTTCCGTCATATGTAATTGTAGCGTCGGAACCAGTTCCGTAAATGTGGGTTTCACCGTCGGCTAGATAGTTCCAGTCAAAACCCATGGATACCCTGGCTAGAAGCCTGGTATCACCTGTTGCTGTCGATTGTGCAAATGACCATTTAGTCATGTCTTTCCTCCATTTCCTGTATAAATGATAGACTGGTCAGTTCAGTTCTTAAATTAGTAGCGTTTCTCCAAATTGCCTGTTTGATAACCGACTTGAACGCATTTCTTGAAGAACCTTCAGGAAGAATCACTTCACTTTGAGTGAGTACTTCTCCAACTATCTTCTTTATATGAAGTTCAACCAACTGATCAGCAGACCCTAGATAAACGACACTCAGTCCGCCACTAGTCATATCTGTCTTCTTTCTGCTTAGTTGCCTAAGCCATTTTTCCGTGTGCTTTACACGGACAATTAGACGTACCCCTCCCCGAAGGGAGGGATAAATCAATCTTCAATCTAAACTACGCAGCTAGATCAACAATCTTTGCCTGAGTCCAGATGTTGTGACATCGGAGCTCACCAAGCGTGTAGAGCAGTCCACGAACGACCAAGCTGTTTGCAGCAAAGTAGTCACGGTTCTCAACATACTGAGTCGGCTGTGCAATTGCAATCTCGAGGTAGTCTGTGTCAAGCACGTAGATGTTGGATCCGAGGACCGCATCGTCTGTACCGACTGACTTTGGAACATCGACATCCGTGAGAATCGGAATTCCCATGTATGTTGCGAGGGTTAGACCAACGCGTGTTCCTGGGAAGGTGCGCTCTGAGCCAACACCAACCGTGTACTCTTCTTGACCAACGTAACGCTGTTGCGCAAGCAAGAGACGTTCCATTTTGAAGTACTGGTCATGACCCATAAGGATCAACTTCGGCTCTCCGCCATTCTCCCTAACCTTCTGGATGGCCTTGTCAATCATCTGAAGTGTAAGGTCGCGGGAAACTCCGGAAGCACCGTCAACGTTAGCTGCGGCGTTCCACGTACCAGATACTCGACCAGAGTACGTGAGGTCGTATGCACGAACCTCAGCAGCTCCACCACCGGGTCCAGCTGTAGTAGCCGTATCCTCTGCAACAATATCGTCAATTGACGTAAAGCCTGCGCGGGAATAGATGTACGAAACGTCGCCATCAGCAAAGGTAGTGCCGGTGGCCACCGTGACAACACCCGTAGAGGTGTTTACTGCAGAAACGGCTGAACCACCAGTACGGTCGAAACCACCAGCGGAAGCATCGTCCTGAGAAACTGCGTCACCAATCTTGTAGTGATGCGCAATCGAAGCAGGAACAGTGAACGTAGTGGTTGCACCAGCGGAAGTCAGGTATGCCGACCCAGCAAGCAACTCTTCGTTAATTTCCTTGACGTGATCAATCTGCGCGTTTTCATTCTCCATTGCAAGAACGTCTCCAATACCACCTTCGAGTTGGGTTGTGAAGATCGACTTGACTGAAGCACCAAACGTTGTTGCAACGATACGAGGTAGGCTCGATACGACTGCAATGTTTGAAACATCGACGGTCGGCAGCGTGCCTGTCTCAGTCACTGGGCGTGAACGGCCGGAACCACGATCGGTCCGTACCCTCCAACCAGCTGTGTTACCCCAAACCACACGAGGAATAGCGTTAAAGAAACGAGTCTGGTTGTTTAGCGCGTGCCAAACTTTTCGTCCGTAAGTGGACGTGAAAATGTTAGTATTTGAATCTACTGTAAAGTAGGTTTGCTTTTGCAGGAAGTCAGGACCGAATTGGCCTACGCCTTCGGTAACACCTCGCTGTGCCTGCATCAACCAATCTGATAGAGATGGGTTATTAGCCATGATTATTGTGCCTCCAATATTCTGTCGTTTTTTGTTTTTATCTTACCGACTACCCGTTGTAGTTAGCAAGTAGTTCCGTCGGAATTCCTTCCGTGTTGCCTTTCTTGAGTTGCTCTTCCCACTCACGTAGTTGACGGTAAGGGATCTCTGAGAGAGCCGCAGTAACGTCTTCAACATCCGCGGATTTAGCAATTTGTACATCACCTGTGGTGATTCCGCGACCGGCCAAACGAGGTGCGCTTGAACGCTCTTCACGGAAACCAAGCTTACGCACCAAGTCGTCGTTAGACTTCTTAATTTCAGCTTCTTTTCCATCAGACATGCCATCAAGTTGCTTTTTGAGCTCAGCAATGGTTTCTTGCATAGACTTGAACATCTCAGTGTCCTTGTCTTTTTCTTCTTCTTCCATTGGGTACTCTTTCTTGTATTCGGTACCGTCGTGGGCTGCGACAATCGGGTGCTGTGCATCAGACGTCGGGTTTGACAAAGTTTCGCCCGCGCCAGTTTCACCATCGCCGTCATCGGGTCGTGAAGCCATCGGCCACTGCGCCCCACCACTTACACTGGTCTCCGTCTTGCCGTCAACCATACCAGCCTTTGCTAGACCCAAACTTTCGACAACCGCGTCAGTGACACTCTTAATCAATAGAGCCTGCTCATCGGACTTAAGGATCTCTTCGGCTTTCTTTAATTCAGCCTCAGACTTTTGAACTTCCAGTTCTTCCGCTTTCGCAAAATATCCTTCCAACTTACCCATTGTCTCAGACAACGCGCTCAATGCTAGGAACACACCTTCGTTCATGTTGCTCTCACCAGTCATACTCAATACCTCCTCGCCCTTCAGGGCAATTTTTTCTTTTGCAAATAAAAAGCAGCTAGCATTTTCTAGCTGCTTCATACTCTGCTATTCATTTGTCTATATAGTATTATACCGTATATAACTATGTTTCGTATTTTATTACTTTGTACTAAGAAGTAGTGTTTCTTTTTGTTCTTTTTCGAATAAAAAAGCTAAAAAATTGTAATAAACTTTCTCATCTTCAGTTAATATTATAGTTTTGTCTTTGCCGCTTGAAAATCCCATTGTCCAACCTCTACCGTCATAAAAGACGCCTTTGATTTGTTGTGGATCTTGTACTTGCACCCAATTACTGAGATCTTGTGATTCAAGTGCTTCTTCAGCTGTTTCAGAAGTTAAAGCACCTTCAAAATATTCTGATTCTTCTGAGCATACTAGCTGACCTGTATCCGGAATTTTCCCCCGGATTTGCATAAACATGCCACTAATGGCATTAAATAAAATCGGTCCTGGTTGCATCTGCATGTTTTCTCCTTAGCTTGCGAAGGCTTTGAACTACTGCGGCAAGAGCCGTAAGTAATCCAGCCAAAATTAATAAAATTTTCTTATTCAACAATTTGGCTAACATAATCGGTACCTCCCTCAATTGGACTAATCCCGTCGCTAAAACCGTGCGGACACATTACATTAAAACCATTTGGAAAATCTACCATCCAACCATCAACTTTTTTGTCTTCCGTTACCATTTTAAATACACAGCCGTCATCTAAAGTAACCATAATTAAGTAGTCAACTACTTCCGCGGGTACATATTCGACTCCCGTATTTGTTTCCGTCATTAATTGGCCTCGTTTCCGCTTTGGTTTACACTCCAAGGCTTTTTGTCTACCTTATCATAGTCGTTATCGCTCTTAGTTTCTTCATCCTTTGGGAAACCTTCTTCGTCTAAAAATACACGTTTTGCTTTTTCACGCTTGTCATAAGAGCCCACAGCAGGTTCATTAGCATATTTCCAAAGCTCTAGTTTCTGCACAGCGGTGCCTTTATCGTTTTCGTAGTCTGAATTACGTTCATAATCGTAATCAGCGTCGCTAGATTCACTCTTAACCAACCATGCTCGTAAGTTTTCTACACGTGACATTGTTCCTCCATCAGATCGCGCCCAATCTTCGTCGCGAGCATACTCGCCCCTGCGTATGCTCCCCTCGTCCCGCATTTCTTGATCAGACATTCTTGTAAGATTGTTGTAGATTATATCTGAAACGTCAGGCATAAAAGCATCTACAACCCAATATGCTTCGCTGTCTGGCCGAATTCCGCGAGCTTCCATATACCTGCTTGCACGACGCATGAGCTCCTCTTGCCCAGACTCAAGCCAGTTAGCCTGCGCATCATAATCACCTGGATCATTTGCGTCATTTTCTATTTCATGAAGAAGAGCAAATATTGCTGACTGAGCACGGTTATATTCATCTTCAGTTATATCTGAATTATCTGCCGTAAGATCAGATTCAGCATATGATTCGGCAAGCATAGAGCCAGCCTCTGGCCTAAACTCCCTACTCAAGCTACCGGCACCACCTAGGCTTTGATCTGAATCAAGTCTACTAGTTTGCGCTTGACCACGAATTGTGTTTCTACGCTCTTGAAGTAAATCTGGGTCAGGGTTTCGGAAACCTTGACCTTCAAAGTCGCCAGTAGATCCCTGATCGCCAAGTTCTGCAAAATCAGTTTCTCTTCCGTCATCGTAGGCTTGTCCGCCGTTAGCCCAACGCTCATGTTGGCTTGGTGCTTGAGTACCGCCGCCGGCTAGGCCCTGTTGCCTAACTACATTAGCTTTTTCTTGTGCAGCCTGCCTACCGGCAGGTGGATTTTGATTAATAGGAGTCTGTTTAGGACTTTGAGGAGCGTCTTTGGGTAAAACCCAGCGAACTGGATGCTGGGGATCTCCAGATAGTGGCACTAAATCTTTATTTGCAGGTCCGCCCCCTCCAGGTTTTGGAATTTTAGGCATAGCCGAACGTTGATTTTGACCACCTGGCTGAGGAACTTGCGGCATTGCTGATGCTTTTTGAATGTTTTCTACCCACTTTTTTAATTCTTCCGGACCAGACATTTTAGCCTCCTGCGCACTACGCGTCGCGGGTAATACCCATCGTTTTGGAAAGTTTGGATTACGCGATGATGCAACTAAATTAGGTCGTCTTGGACGTCCAGAGCTAGTTTTACGTATTCCATTTTTCTTATGTGTAACCGTACCAATTTCTGTTTCTATAAAAGGATTTTCCACGGCCCTATCTTCTTTGCCGTCATACTGTTCACAGTAGCCACCAGAGCTTATAGCGCCTTGTACTTTATCACATGTACCATCTTTGTTGAAATTATGGCAGTATGCGCATGAGTTTCCAGTTAAAGCTACTGCTACATAATTTACTTCATCTTTTTCAAGTTTTAAAGAACCACTAGATTCTGATTTTAATTCAGTTTCTGTTTCTACTTCAGTTTTCCAAAGACCAGTAATACTTGTCTTATATATGGGAATGAATTCTTCAAGTTTGCTAACGCTCTTTACCGCTATAAGGGTGCCAAGCGGAAGCATTTCTTCAAGTTGAAGTTGCAATTGATCTGTAATCATGCTCTTAGTATCAGACACAATAACTACTGTACCTGTTGCTTTTTCTACTACTACGCCGTATCCCGTAAGAAGAACCGAATCATCAAATGAGTTTAACAAAAGACTTAGATCAGCGCGGGCTGTATCTATACTCTTAAGCATATTAAAAAAAGCTCCTTGATTAACACCGGTTTCACAAATTGTAGTCTCGGCTAGCTCCAAATCATTAACCTGCATGAAACTTTTGCCACCTTTTTCAACGTACTCAATATTACCGGCTGTACCGGCTATAGAATAACTCTTAAGAACACCTTTTTTAACTTCTTCGGCCGTTTTCTTTGCAATCTTAGTATCATTACGAAGTTCAGAAATAAGCCATAAACCTTTTTCGTCTACGCCAGATTTAAATACTTCGCCACCTTTATTGATGTAAGCCGGCAACGGCCACCCAACTTGCACATCTGAATGCATAATCATAATATTACGCGTACGCACATTTTTCATGTGGTTTACAAAAGCTTTAGTAAGTGCTGCTGTAGTAATAAGGTGTCCTTGGCGATCAATTAATTCTACTGATGCTGGACCACCTACAATTACGGGCTCATTTTCTTCTTCGTCAAATTTTCCATCTTTTACTGCCTGGCGATACATTTCATTAGCTGGGTCTGCTCGGTGAAGAGTAAGTATTTCTCCTGGTGAAGCAATACCAGCAACATAATGTCGTTCGTACTCAGCCAAAACATCGCCTATGTCATCACCAGACGTTTTGCCAACTTGCTTTTCTAATAGCATTATTGAATCATCTTCACTAAGAAGATTAGTAAAATATCCGCGAGTAAACTTGCGGACGTCAGCTAAAGGGCTTGCTTCATCGCTCTCCAAACCGGCTAGCTTGTCAAGTGCCTTTTTCAAAAATGTAATATCAGCGTCTGGAAAAATATCAGCCATAACAGGCTCAACTTCATTACGAGACTCTTTGTGAAGCTCATGAGCAACAGAATCAATAGCCAAGACTTGATCTAAACGATCTGGTCTATTGGCTTCAAATCTAGCTCTTAATCGAGTACCTATAGTCTGCGTTTGAAGTTCCTTATACATCATAAGAAGTTCTATATCGTCTAGACGTTCATTTGCTAGACTACGATAATTACGAATAAATTCGAACTGATTCACTTAGTATCTCCCGCAGCTAGGACAAATCAAAAAATTTCCATTTCTGGTAAATGTTGATATATGTCCTTTATGGCCGCAATTAGTACATGTTTTATACATGTGTATCTTGCTGTTGTGTGGATAGCATTTGTAGAATATCATTTCTAAAATCATACAAAATATTTTCAAGTTGCTTTTTAACTACACGTTGTAGATCACCATCTGGAATTGCTTGTTCAATAAGAGTTAACGTGCGACCTACGTGCCTTCTGGCTCGATCCATTACATATCTTTGATCATCTGAAATGTTTAATTCAGTCATTATAACCTTCCGTCTATCTTTTTAACAAAGAACTCTATGTCCTCTGAGAGATGTTGTATTTCTTGCTTTACTGCGTTACCTACAAAATGTCGGCCTTCGAAGGCTTTTGTTTTCTGTATCAATCTAATATCAGGTTTACCCGTAAAAGGATTTAATGATATATACCTGCCAAATACAATTCGTTCATGCGCTGGGACAACCGCCGCTTTGACCATTGTTCCTTCTTTAGTAACGTAAGACTTTCTAGTAGTTGCTTTAACTTTAATCACATGTCTTTCATTAGAGAAATCTTGTGCTTCTTGTCCAAATTCCATCTTTGCTGCATAAGGTGTGTTATACGAAATATCAGCTCCAGATGAAGTTTGTTTGATTCTTCCAGAATTTTTTAAACGCCCCGTACGTACTGGCACAAGTCTCTGCGAAGTATCAAAAATGCGTTTTACATTTTTGCGTGTACCATCTATAACAGCTTGTGCGACATTACGTATTAACACTTGTTTATTATAATCTATTTTGCTTCTTGACGTTCTAAGATATGATTTATGGCGTCATGCAATGTATCAAGCCTAATCATATTAGGAATAATAGTAGAAGTTTTTACATATCTATTCCACGGTCGTCTAATCCAATAAACTTTTTTAGCCGGAAACATAATAGCTGCTTCTGGCATACGCGGATGATCGTCTATCAATACGTCAATTGGAAACTCTAGTTTAGAGGCAAATTCACGTGTGCACATAGACACAGCATCATAAGGTACATTTTTTGAGTGTAGCCAACTCATAACATCAGAGTGACTTCCGAATGACCTATAAGTAACAATATGAATTTTATGTCCAGCCTCTTGCAAAGCAGTTAAATCTGAAATTGTGGTTTTTGGTTCTTCAAAGTCCATAAAATAGAAATCTGACCAGGCTATATCCATCCGGGCCATTAATTCGTACTGCGTCATTCCAAAATTATCATGCGGACCCCAGCTATCCCAATCTTGGTATGTAAGCTGCGTATTTTTTGCTTCATTTATTTTGGCTAAAGTAGCCGCAACAGAATTAGCTAAAATTCCATCTATATCAATACCTACAATCATTAAGCCTACTTTCCTGTCGGAGTGTAGCGTTTACCACCCCAAATAAACTCGTGATTAGTAATACTAACTTGATAAATATTCCAACCATAGTCATCAGCAAAGCCAACAGCAAATCCTTGCTGCCAGTTGTTTACTCTTGGTCCGCGCATACTTGGAGCCGCTCCACCTGGATCAATACGGCACATACAGCCATTTTCGAACGCAGCATGAGTTCCAGTACGATCTGTTACGTAATAAGCTCCCAGACGCTGCGTATGGCCCATTATTAGGCTTGTACCTGAATCTCCAAACTCTGCTTTGGCTGATCCAGCAGAGTGTGCATTAACACGGTTGCCGTGTGCAACTAAAATACCATGCCAGTCCACGCCGTTTCCGTATGGGTGAACATACTTAGCGTCAAAGTCTGCAAAACCACAAAAGTCTTCCATAGTAAGTCCTGGTGATTCGGATAGTTCAGGTGCATTTGCAGTGATAAATTTGGATAGGCGAGCCTCATGATTACCTTCTGTAACGTAAATTTCACAATCCGGTCCAGCAGCTTCTCGCTGGTGGCGGATAATGGCTCTGCCTGCGTCTACATCATCTTGAAGAGATGTACGCTTTACAAGAGAAGTAGGGAACCTGCTAATGGCCTCAAAGTCAAATAGATCACCATTATCAATAAGGGCTTCTGGTTTGAAATCTTCAATAAACCTAAGTACGGCTTGCTCAGTCCAGCGATCATCATAACGAGCTTGATGATCATTGAAAACCAAAAGAGTTTTTGCATCACTACGTACATATTCAATTGCGGTAGTGTTCTGCAGCGGATCTTCTGCAAAATGCATCTTCATATCAATATCTGGATAAGTTTTAAAAATTTCGTGCCGACGGAACCAGTCCGCTACAGCCTTTGGCGAGCCTCCGCCAAAACCTCTCTCTAAAAGCCAATCAGAACACTCCCTAGCCGATCGGCCACCACGATAATTATCGATCAAACCACGAACTAATTCTTGCGGCATATCCTTCATACTTTGCATATCAAACTCCTTCTATTTTTCTTTACTGCGTCAGTATACTTGTACTTTTGTCAAAAGCATCATATTATTATACGAATATACAGGTGATTCTTTTATTAAATGTGTTTAATAAAAGTATTAATTATCTACTTTTTTACCGGCCCGCCATTGATAGCAAGACCAATATTTAGCTTTCCACTTGGGGCCTGGATCATCGCAGCCATGTCTTGCTCTAAAACTTTTTCTTCTTGCTGGATTATCTCGTTTGATTTCCATGTTTGGATCACCAAAAGTTACTTTAACAACGTTATCTTTATCATTTTTTACATAAACAGCAAATTTAGACGTACTGCCAGCTGGAAGTCTAAATGGATCATTTAGTTTTACTTTTTTTCCTTGGTACTCTGATGCTTTTTGAATATTTTCTATCCATTTTTTTAATTCTTTTAAACCAGACATTTTAGCCCCCTAGTTATAGCAGTTATGCTCCAGCAAGGTCTTGAGCAGCAATAGTTTTTTGTTGACGTATGTAAATGTTCATTAAAGCTTCATATTGTTTATCACTAATGAACTTTTGATCGTTATATTGTAACGATACCGTCTTCAAAAAAGTTTTGACGTCTTCATTTGTAAGTGTCATACTTGCTAATGCTTGAAGAAGATTAGCTGCATCATCGCCATGGGGTCCAGACACAGGTGGAGGCGGAGGAGGCGGCAACTCTTCCAGCTCAGGTTCAGCTGACGGCTCTGGTTCGGCCGTTAGCTCTGGCTCAACTACAAACTGTTCCGGTTCCTCAGAATCCTCAGGCTCGTAAAAAACACCGTCTTCTTTCGGAGGTTCTTCTACTTCTTCGTATTCAGGTAAATTTTCAGTTTCTGGCGGATTTTCAATTCCTTTATTTGAAGGATATGCGGGCAATTTTTCTTCATTTTGAAGAACAGCACCCGCCGCCAACCTTGCAGCACCCATAGCTGCCGGTATTATTTTAGTTAACTCATCACCGTCATCTTCTGGAAGAAGCTCGTCTAAACTTTCAGGAATATCATCTTCAGTTGGTGATTTTTCATTTTTTGGTCTAATA